AAAAAAGGATTAGTTGTTGCCAGAACGTAGATTGTTACTGGGATGGTAAGCGCTTCCATAGCGACTCCTTGTTGATGTATACTCAGAGCCGATCAGTGTTGATTCTGTCGGCATTGGTCTTTCCTCTCCGTAGGGTTGGTCCCCTACGGAATCTGGGTGGTTTGGTCGCCGCCCGGGGTAACTGGCCCGCCTTGTGCGGGCCTTTTGCCATCTAAAGGGTGCCGGTCTTTCCCGGCTGTCAGGCTGGTTAGGCCCATTGGTCTTTCCTTTTCCGGTCTTCCCCGGTGCCAGAGCTGGTCATGCTCAGGTTGACGCTGGTCAGGCGTTGTACTTCCTCCGGTCTTTCCCTGGCGTCACGTTGTGGGTTTGGCCTCTCCGTTCGGGGACTCAGGCACAACGGTAAAACCGTCACTGTGTTAAAAAAATGCCCGGGGCGCCCGGGCCAAGACTACACACAGCAATTTTTCTCTGGTACCACGCTGGCTACGTGATTCTGTACAACTGGGAGCGCACTCCGCCTTTTGATTTAACAACATCGCCATAACTGATAAAAATGAAGTGCGCTCTCATGTTGTATCCCGGACTCTTCCCGGGAGTCACACCGTACCGCCACGATGGTGAATCGCCTGTCGTGCCTGGACACCTGGCTTGCACATTCCGGCTACCCGCTGAGCCATGTACCAAGGAGCCCCCGGACCGCTTCGACGCATGTGCCATACGCCGGTTGCAGTCTTTCCCGCATGTCATCGTACTGTCGGCGACCCGAAGAATTCGCGCCCGTCTTTCCGGGCTGTCAGAACTGTTTCTGAACAACTGCCGCGTGGTTAGTGCGTCGTTGATGTGATGGATATTAATAATGATAATATTATTGGTCAATATCAAAATATTAATAACGACAATATTTTTTGTATGGTGTTGATAAATTTAGACAAAAAAATCCCAGCTCGAAGCTGGGATCATAATCACATGGAGGGGGGCGTTATTGCTTTCGTGTGGCTAGTAACTCTCTAAATAAACGGTCAAATCCTTCCACTTTCTCTTTTAAATCAGATAAATGCCGTTCCTTTTCGCTCTGTGGCAGTCTTTCATACAAATCAATGAGTTCTGCATGTTCTGGGCTAAGTAGCTTCCAGCCTGGTACTGACCGATCTTCTAAATACTCACCTGACTTTCTAACGTAATTCATCATTTCAGCCAGATCGGGTCGAATCTCTTCTGGTTTCACTCCAAGAAGTGAAGCGAATTTTAAGGTGGCGTCGGTATTCAGTGGTGTGGTGCCATTTAAGTAATGGCTTACTGACGCCTGTGTGCTGAAGCCAAGCACCTCCGCTGCCTTCTCCTGAGTCAGACGTAAAGTTACTTTTTTTTCGTTCCAGATTTCACGAAGGCGTTTAGCTGCTTCGCGCTCAACGGCGTCAATGGTTTTCTTTCTCATGGCAGCATGTTATTCGCAAAATTAATCAAACTCTAAGGTCATTGGTATTGACGAAAAATATTAACGTTATTAATATTCATAATGTTCAATCACAGAGGCCTTAATGATGAAACTGAAAGACTACTTAAAAACATCTGGTGTTAGTCAGCATGAGTTCGCCGTACTGGTTGGGAAAACTCAAGGCTATGTAAGCCGAATCGCTACAGGTAAATGCCTGCTTGGGGCTGCAACGGCTTTGAAATGGGCTGCGGCCACCGAGTATCAGGTAACACCACATGACCTGCTACCAAACATTTATCGGAAACCTACCGATGGCATCCCCGAACAGAACGCAGCTTAACAACTGGTGTGATCTAAATCTGATTACGCTTAATCAATTTTCAGCGACAGGAGACGCGAAGTGGAAAACATCGAGGAACTGAAGCGAGAGATATTCAGCTGGGCGGCAGAAAGTGGGCAGGAGCTGGTTGCCATCGAGATAAGCCGTATGTGGTTTCGTCTCGGTGGTAACACCGGCGTGCTGAAACTGCACCAGATTGAAGATGCAGATGGAAAAGCAGACTGGCGGGCCATCAATAATAACCGCCAGCAGATTTTTCGCTGGCTGCGTGGAGAAACTAAAGCGGCCAGAACCAAAACTCAAGCGCTGGCCAAGGCGATGGAAGCGGCACTGCCGGCGGAACGTTACGCACGCCTTGACATGTCAACACAGTATTTGATCTGTGTTGCCATACGCGAGTTTGCGGCGGCCATTATCGCTTTATTGCTCGAAGCCAGAGACGGCCCGCAGCAAGTTGCGAAGGCATTGCAAGCGATGAGAGAAACACAGCGCCTGACCAGCGTTTAACCTGTACCGAGGAAAGACCAATGAGAACACAAGACCGCATCACCTGGCGGAACGGGTTTCGCCGGAACGGGGTGCAAGTCCCGATGGAAGATATCGAATCGATTTTCGAGGAACGTCGCGCTGCTGCGCTGACGATCTGGGAACGCTACGAGCTGCGCAAGGCAGAACTGCAGGAATTAGGTCTGACCCAGAAAGAATATGAAATAGCCTGCCGCCAGTTGGCCGATACGCTGGGGATCTGACTATGAGTATGACACTTATGGCCAAAGCAATGGCCATCAAAACCGGTAACCCGATACGAAAACTAGTGCTGATAAAACTGGCGGATAACGCCAATGATTCCGGCGAATGCTGGCCGTCTTATAAGCATATTGCCGATCACTGCGAATGCAGCAAAAGCGCAGTTCGTCACCATATCGATGCATTAATTTCTATGGGGCTGCTGGTCAAAGAAAACCGCCCGGGGGTAAAAAACGGGAAGGGAAACGCATCGAATCTGTATTGTATGAATCTCGATAACCCTATGCCGCCAAAAAGCATAGCCCCTATGCCGCCAGAAAGCACAGGTATGCCGCCAAAAAGCATAGCCCCTATGCCGTGTGGCGGCACCAGAACCAGTCACTCTTTTGAACCAGTCATAGAACCTACTGATCCCCCTAACCCCCAAACGGGGGAAGGCGAGGAAAGAATTAATTCTAATGCTAAAAAAGCGCTGGAATTTTACAACGAGCAAACGGGCACCCGCTGCCGTGACCTGAAACCGTTTGTGATGATGCTGACGCCGACCACCACTCGGGAAGGGTACACCCTGGACGAACTGCAGTTGGTTATCCGCTGGGTGTTGGCCACATGGCGCCGTCGTGGTGACAGCCTGCCGAAACCTGCGAACATCTGCCGGATAAATCGCTTTGATGGCTATCTTGCCGACGCTGAGGCGTGGGCTGTTTTGGAGGCGAAGATCGACCCGGAAGCCGTCATGAACGGCTACAACGAAATTTTCGCTGACGTTCTGCCTGCTGCTGAACTGGATGCCGACCGCCGCCGGATGATCACCCGCCTGGCTGCTCACATGAAAAATAAAACTACCGGTGCATTCCTGGGGTACTTCGAAAAATTCCGCGCTGATGCTCCTGATTTTTATTTCGGTACAGATGGCGGATGGCGAGCCAGCTTTGACTACCTGATGAAACCAGAAACGTTACGTAATACCCGGGAAGGTTCGTTATGACTCCGCAGGAACTGGAAGCTTGTGTGCTGGCTGGCCTGCTAAACGGCGGCGCCAGTCCGGACGCATTCGATGTGATCGCCTCTACGCCTGAAGAATCTTTCAGCATTGGGTTTCACCGTCGCGCGTTCTCCGAAATTAAAAAACAGGCGCTGGCGAACGGCCTGATCGACATGCTGTTTATCAGTGAAGCGCTAGGCGGTAGTAGCCTGGCTGATTTATCAGAAATTACACGTATGCCTGCCACGGTACCGAACCTGAAGGGTTACGCCGGCAAAATGGTTAAGGCGTGGCGCAGCCGCCGTATGGCCGAATTACTGCAGCAGGGCGCTGATGGCATCCGGCAGGCAAACAACCAGGAACAGCGCGATCAGGTTGTTGAAACTGCCGTGGCGCAGCTGCTGGACATGACCGGAGACACTGGCGACGTGCAGCCGGTACACATGAGCGAATTATTGCCTGTGTACATGGAAACCATGCAGAAACGCATGGACGGCGAAGAGGGAACCCGAAATTTAAAGACCGGGATCGACGAACTGGACGATGCCACTGGCGGTATTAACCTGCAGGATTTGATTGTTGTCGCTGGCCGTCCTGGCATGGGTAAAACGGAATTTGCGCTGAAGATTGTCGATGGCGTTACTGCTGCCGGCGGTGGCGCGTTGATATTCAGCATGGAAATGGCTGCTGCGCAAATCGTAGAACGCTCTCTGGCGGGCTCTGGCAACATGTCGGTGTCGCGCCTGCGTAATCCCCTCGATATGCAGGATGAGGACTGGGCGCGCTTTACAGCTGCCATGGAGACCATGAACGGGCGCGATATCTGGATCGTCGATGCTACCGATCTGACGATTGAGCAAATCCGGGCTGTTGCAGAGACGCATAAGCGCCGCTATCCGCATCTGGCGATGATCGTTGTTGATTACCTTGGCCTGATTAAAAAACCGAAGGCAGAACGTAACGACCTGGCGATCGCCCACATTTCCCGAAACCTTAAAACTATGGCTATGCGTCTGCATACGCCGACATTCGCGCTTAGCCAGCTTTCGCGCGCCGTGGATTCCCGTCCGGCGGGCCAGCGTCGCCCGGTTATGTCAGACCTCCGCGACTCCGGTTCTATCGAGCAGGATGCCGACAGCATCGTGTTCCTGTACCGCGATGAAGTCTACAACCCTGAAAGTCCGGCGGCGGGGATCGCCGAAATAATCCTGGGGAAAAGTCGATTCAGTGCTGCTGGTGCCGTTATCTATCAGGAGTTTAAAAATGGTCACTTCCTGCACGTTGATCAGCATGTCGGCAAAGAGAAAACACGCATTCAGTTGGAGGCAGCAAAACCACGAAAACAACCGCGTAGATATTCAGATAAGTACAACACCGATACATTTTAACTGCGCCTGACCAGCGCAATATAACCGAGGAAAGACCTATGACCACGAATTTAAATTACCCAAAACCAGTTAATCCAGACGATGGCTGTAACTGGATCCCCGTAATTCTGTGGCGCATGAACGCCGGCGCCCGTGCGCGTAGCCGTTCTGTGTTCGTCGCAGCTCCGCGACCAGAACCAGTTCCGGGGATCACCCCGAAAAAGCCGGTAAAACGTGAAACTACTACGGCCGCGGTATCCGGCCGCCGTCGTAAAACACATGTCGGCACCGTGATTTATTACAAGGGTGAAAAAACTGTACGGCTCAGCGAGGGTGCTACTGTTTGGTCTGCTGGGCCTAATGAGCATTTTGATAAAAAAACTGGCCAGCGTGTCGGCAGCATTGGCCGGCATCGCCTGCTGCTGGAGAGTATTAAACCCCTGAATAGCACCATTGACGAAGTTTCTGCCCAGCAGTTGGTTGCGCTGATGAAGGGTAAAACACTGTCTTATCAGAACATTCTTTCAGCCATCAAAAAACATCATCCTGATGCTGAGATCACCTTACGTGATCTGCAAAAACGTATCTCGACGATGCTCGCATCGAATCACGTCGGAATTATTCGGCATGACGATATGCCAGGGCCGCATTTCACACTGACCAGCGTGGATCCCCGCTATTACGCCAACTCAGAAAAAACGAGGGCATGAGGCATGGCCGGGCAATCAGATTATCTGCCGCCCGGCTTACCGCTCAATCTCGCCAAATGGCCGCAGGAGTGCCAGATCAAAGAGCACTACGACATGCGGGCTGCGGCACTCATACGTCAGCTGCTCGAGAAGAAAGTTACTCGTCAGTTCATCGTTGAGTCGATTGCAGCGACGCCGGAAAGCTACCGGGAATTTTTCAAAGCGAGATTAAATTTTTGGCGGGAGAAGAGAGCATGAAACAGTTTCTAAACATCGGTTTGATGGGAGTTCAAAAAAATGGCTAAAAACTCGATCGACGCGTATGGCGCCAGCGGCAAAACCAACGTTCTGATGTTCGAGCCGGAAAAGCTGCATCTGGTTACCGACAAAACCCATCTTCTCTATGATGAACGTATTAACCTGCCGATCGACGAAGGGATGGTTCTGAACATCAAGGAGCTGGGTGTACTGGAACCGATTATCGTCTGGAAAGACCCTGAAACTGGGCTCACCTGCGTGGTTGTTGGCCGTCAGCGCGTTAAACATACTCTGGAGGCAAATAAGCTTCTTTTGAAAGAGGGCAAAGACCCACTGCTTGTTCCTGGAGTCGTTAAGCGCGGATCAGCAAATCAGATGGCTAAATACATGGTCAGCGAAAACGAAATTCGCCGACCTGATACACCGCTTGGCCGGGCTAAAAAAATGTCAGACGCGCTCGACCGCGGGCTCGATGAGGACGACATTGCTGTGTTGTTTGGCTGCAGCGTTCAGACCGTTCGCGCAACGCTCTCCCTCCTCGATGCTACTCAGGCCGTCAGGGACGCGGTGGAATCTGGCACAGTCACCGTTACCCAGGCGCGTCAGCTGGCATCGCTTAAACCAGAAGAGCAGCGGGAGAAGGTCTCTGAAATCGAAGCGGCAACTGCTGGCACAACCGGCCATGAAAAAGCCCGGCGTCAGCGCGCTGTGCTTGGCGAAACTAAGCCACGTCTCAAATCACGCAAAGAAATCACAAAAGCCCTCGAAGGTGCCAGCGGTGAATACGCTGAAGCACTGCGCTGGGTGCTCGGGGAGGCTCAATGAACTTTGAACCTGAAAATTATAGCCGGCGCGCTCTGCTCTGGTTCGCAGATGTGATCGACATTGCCGGTTGGGTCGCTGTTATCGTCGTGACCTGGGGGATCTGCAAACTGATTGAGTGGTGGACGGCATGAACGAAAAATACACCTTGATTTACGCAGATCCGCCCTGGACCTACCGCGACAAAGCCAAAGATGGAGAGCGTGGCGCCGGGCATAAATACCAGACAATGACTGTGCTCGATATCTGCCGTCTCCCGGTCTGGGAGCTGGCCGCTGAAAACTGCCTGCTGGCTATGTGGTGGGTACCAACTCAGCCGCTGGAGGCGTTGCGAGTAGTCGAGGCATGGGGATTCCGTCTAATGACCATGAAAGGCTTTACGTGGAACAAATGCTACAGCCGGCAGACCAACAAACTGGCCCTGGGAATGGGCCATTTAACCATGGCGAACAGCGAGGATTGTCTTTTCGCTGTGCAGGGTAAATTACCCGCCCGGCTGGATGCAGGGATCGTTCAGTCATTCACGGCCCCGCGTCTGGAACATTCGCGCAAACCAGATATCGTGCGCGAAAAGCTGGTGCAGCTGCTGGGCGATGTACCGCGTATTGAGTTATTCGCCCGACAGTCGTCCCATGGTTTCGATGTGTGGGGCAACCAGTGCGACTCGCCAGCGGTGGCGCTGCTGCCGGGCATTGCGGAATATATTGGAGAGGTTGCTTAGCTATGAAAAACACAATTCAGGACTTAATGAATCACCAGTTCGCAATGCTGGAAACCGTCACCGATCCCAATATCAAAGGTGAGCTGCTTCAGGAAGAGTTATCGAGGGCAAAGGCGGTAGTTGAGATCGTCGGGGTAATGGTCGGTACTTATCGCGTCGCCCTCGACGCTCAGAAGGCTATTTATGACGGTACCGCAGGCAATGTGCCTAAGATTATGGGGATCGAAAAATGATAGAGAAATATACTCCAGCCCAGGAGTTTTTTATCAAGCAGCATATTAAAAGATCCACTGCGCGGGAATTAACTGAAATGTTTAATGCTCAATTTGGTACAAATAAGAGCGTGGGCGCTATCCGTATCTGGTGCAAATCTCATGGATTAGGAAAGCAGTTTTTAATTGAGCCTCGCTATACCGATGAGCAGCTGACGTTCATTTATGCTAATAAGAATCTAACGAATGCAGAACTTACAGAAAGGTTCAACAAGCGATTCGGTACCGATAAAAAACCTGACAATCTCAAGGATGTAAAGATAGCTCGCGGATGGACTCGAGAACCTAAAGGCCGGAAACGCATTCTTCCCCAGTACATCACTGTTAATAAAGAGAAAATTAGACTAGATGTATACGTATATGAATGCGTACATGGAAAATTACCGACCGGTTATTCGGTTATTCATCTGGATAATGATTTAAATAATAACAATATCGATAATCTGCGCGCGGCACCGAAAGAAATACGTAGACTGTTCTCTGGCGCAGGCTACTCGAAAATGCCACAGGTGCTTGCCCCAGCGTTGTATGCACAGGTAATGCTCCGCCATGCGATCAAACGATTGTCCAGCTAACTGGGGTGGTTAATGGCTAAATCATCCGCAGAACGTAAAGCCGCGCAGAGGGCGCGGCAATCTGCCGCCGGCAACCGGAAAATTGAGCTGGTTCTCGATGCGCAGGAACTGGACATGCTGGCGCGTAACTGCGCCGCCCGGCGACCTGGTCGTGATCCGTACGAAATGGCGGAGTACATAGCGCTACTGATCCGCCAGGATGATGCTCGGCTTAGTGCCACATCAAATCGATCAGCAAACGCCAGTGTGGAAAGTGCGGTGAGTCGCTGCCGATCACCTCGTGCCCGTGCGTTGGTGATTCGCAATGCTGGCTAACGCGAGGTTGGCACGAAACCAAACTGTCAGCATAGCGAACAACCATACCAGATAAAACAGAACCGTCAGAAATGGCGGTTTTCTTTTTAATTCAATCGGATATTTTGAGGTTTATTGTTGATTTTTAACGATTAGTGCTCTTAAAAATTTGCGCTCACTGTCAGTTGGTAGTATACATACTGTAATTTTATACAGTATTTGTTGAGGGAGAGGTAGTGGTTGATAAGAAAGACGCAGGAGACCTTCTCCCCGACGATGGCGATGTACTGATAACGTGTGAAAATGGGAAGATCAAGAAGACCAGAATAGTCCACTCTGATGAGCATGTGGCGACACTTAACGCGTTGTTTGAGTTAGCTAAATTGACTGGTTACACCATTATCAAACCAGACGGTACTATGCTATAATTACCCTGTTGGCCTGAACACCCAACACAATGTAATTCTGAACAATTGCTGCGCTAAAGGGGAACCCAATGGCGCAGTATTCATTTATCAAATCAGCAGGCGATGTATTAATCCCTGCATCTCCAGACGCCCGCGAGTTTGTGAAGAAAATTCGCCTGGGGGCAGTCCTTTACTCTGATTTTAAGCAGGCAAGAAACCCGGCATTTCACCGCAAATTTTTTGCCCTCCTGAATCTGGGATTTGATTACTGGCAACCTTCTGGCGGTGCAATATCGCCAGCCGATAAAAAACTGGTTCGTGGTTACGTGCAGCTGGTGGCCCACTATGCCGGGCATGGCGACACATTGCAGGAACTGGCGGATCAATATCTCCGTGAAGAGGCCGAAAAGCGCGCCGGGAATATCAGCGCTGTTAAATCATTCGAGGCATTTCGCGCCTGGGTAACCATCGAAGCTGGTTTTTATAAAGAATATCAGATGCCTGATGGCACCATCCGCAAAGAGCCAAAGTCCATATCGTTCGCCAAAATGGACGACCTTGAATTCTCCCAGCTTTATAAGTCAGTCCTCGACGTCCTCTGGAACTTCATTCTGTTCCGCACATTCCCAACGCAGCAGGCCGCAGAAAACGCAGCCTCTCAGCTTTTCAGTTATGCGGCCTGAGGTCACCACCATGACTAAAGACGATAAAGACTGGCTGTCAGACGTAGCCGAATTGGGTTGCATTGTCTGTCGCAATCTCGGTTTCGGTTCCACTCCGGCAGAAATTCACCACATCCGAACCGG